GATGGTGAAGTAATGATGCCAATTGTAAATGTAAGGTTAAAAAGAGATTGAAGAATCCTGTATTTAATTTTGATTTAAATCCAAATCAAGCAGACTTTTATGAATGTGATGAGCAAGTGATTGCTTTTTTTGGTGGTATTGGTAATGGAAAAACTTTTGCGGGGATCTTAAAAGGCATTATGCGTATTATGAATCCAGATAACCCGCCACAACTTGGTATGATAGCCAGGCAGACCTATCCAGAGCTTAGAGATAGTACCCAGAGAACATTCTTTGAATTATGTCATTTAATGGGGCTATTGCCAGAAGTTCATTATGAATACAGAAAGCAAGAGAATAGAGTAAAGTTTTTAAATGGCCATGAGATCATATTTAGATCATTAGATGATCCAGCTAAACTATTATCTATTAACTTAGGTTGGTTTTATATAGACCAGGCTGAAGAAGTATCCGAAGAAGTATTTCTTACGCTTTTAGGGCGCTTAAGAGCAGTAGAAAAGCCACAATGTTGGATCACTGGTAACCCACTTGGACATAATTGGATCTGGCATCGCTTTATCCATGATCCAGTACCTGGGAATATCATCTTTAATGCAAAGACCGAAGAAAATATAGACAACCTTCCAAAGGGTTATATTGATAGTTTGATGAAGAACTACAATGAAATATGGGTAAATAGGTATTTGTATGGCTCTTGGGATGCGTTTGAAGGCCAGATATACCCAGACTTTGAGCCAAGTATCCACGTAAAACATTATTTTAACGTAGCTCCAGAGTGGAGAAGATTTATTGCAATTGATCATGGAAGAACAAACCCAACAGCAATATTGTGGGGAGCAGTAGACCAGGATGATACTATCTGGGTGTACCGTGAGCATTACGAAGCTGGGCAAGATGTAGAGTATCATGCCAGGGCAATCCAGGCATACTTGAATGAAGGTAGATATGAAACCTATGTTATTGATCCATCTACTGGTGCGGGGAAGAAAGATGATCCAGAAACAATTGGTAACCGTTATAGACAGCTAAAGATTCCTGTGGTAAACGCATTTAACGATGTGCAAGGTGGTATCGATAAGGTTACGCAGTATTTTAAGAACAATAAGATTTATATACACAAGTCCTGTGAGAATCTATCCAGGGAACTTGTTAATTATCAGTGGGAGCAACCTTCTGCTTCACGTATGGAGTTAAACCAACCAGAGAAACCATTGAAAAAAGATGATCACGCTGTTGATAGTTTGCGTTATCTGGTCAATGAGGTAGTTGCCAGTCAAGGTAAGAAGGACACCAGATCAGATACTCAGCAGTTTATTGATAAGATTGTTGTTGATGTAGATCATGCTCAACCGCAGTGGGATAATTTATAATGGCAATAGTGTATAGAGGAGAATCATTCCCAGGGTACAATAAACCAAAGAAGTATTCTGGTTCTGGAAGATTTAAGAAGCGTGTGTTAGCTAAAAAAGGCGATAAAGTGAAGATTGTGAACTATGGTCACAAGAGTTACAAGCATAATCATAGCAAGGAAGCACGAAGTAATTATTTAAAACGCAGTGCGGGGATCAAGAACAAAAGCGGTCAAAGCACAGCATCAGACAAATTCAGTGCAAATCACTGGGCAAGAAAGGATCTTTGGAATGCCTAAAGCATTTTGGAATAAGAAAAACCCTAAAAAGAAAAGCAAGAAGTTATCCCCTTCACAAAAAGCATATGCAAAAAGGTTAAGTGCAGAAAAAGGATGGAAATATCCTAACCTGGTTGCAAACAGCATAGCATCAAGGAAATAATATGGCTGGAATGGACTATTACGCATCAGCAGATCAACCAAACGCATTAGATGAGGTTGCAGATGTAGCTGAACGTATACCGCAGATACGTAAATGGCTTGATCGCAGTAAGAAAGCCAGAGATAACCAAGCGGATAGATGGCGTAAAAATGAGCGTTTGTATTACGGAAGGCATTGGGCAACACCGACTAAAGGCACAGAGAGCCAATCCAGAATGGTATTTAATTTTCCATTAGCTGTGGTAGAGACTATTTTACCAATTATTAATGACTTTCAGCCAACCGTAGATATACTGCCAAAAGAAAAGAATGATATATACTTCGCTGATATGATGCAAAAGAGATTCCAGCAGATTGTAGAAGAGTCTGATTTGTATGGTAAGATTTTACAAGCAGTTAAAGACAGTTTGATTTACAGTAATGGTTTTATTCAGATATTACCAGAAATAAGTGAGACTGGAGCGTTCAAAGGTTTTGATATCCAGGTCATTGATCCCTTTTCTGTTATACCCCATCCATATGCTAATGACCTGGATCTTCAAGCGGGTGAATACTTTTTATTTACTGTGCCAATGGAAATATCCAAGATACATAGAGAATACGGTATTAAAGCAAGTGCAGACGGCAGATTAGATGATTATAAAGCATTTCAAAAGACAGATGATAGCGGACTGCAAAGTGATAACCCATCTACCAGTGATGCAGATGTAGCGTTGGTAATTGAATGTTACAGCAATGAAGCAGATACAGAAAAATATCCATATGGTAGGCATACGGTTATTGTTGGTGATAAGCTCATTGTTGATGAACCATTAGAATTGTACAGAATGCCAGTATTTATGGTATCAAACTATAAAAGCCCTCACAACTTTTGGGGTATTGGTGAAACAGATCTTGTACGTACGCAAACCAAAGCAATGAATGAAACATTTAGTGCGATTAATGAAAATATAAGGCGTATGGGTTTTCCGATCAGAAAGGTAACGCAACGAGCTAAAGGAGCAATGTCCAGGCCAATAACTGGAACACCAGGCGAAGAAATCACTGTTGTAGATCCAAGTGATGTAACTTTTGAAACACCACCACCAATACCAGGATATATACAGAATTACATTGTCCAGGTTGGTCAATATATGGAAGCGGTAACAGGCGTAAATGATGTTACACAAGGCCGTAAGCCAGGCGGTGTAACCTCTGGAAGAGCAATTGTAGCTCTCCAGGAAGCAAGTCAAACCAGACAACGATTTAAAATAAATAAAGAAGTATCCAGGCTAACCAAAGAAATTGGTGAGTACATGGTGCAAATGATACTTACCTATGATGAGCAAATACGGTCTATTCGTGAGCGTAATGCTGAAGGACAATTTGATTTTACAGAATTTGATCCGCAAGGTGTCTATGATGCAGATGGTAACCCAGAAGGAAGCCCAAAGTTTAATCCTGGTACAGCCAGTTCGCTTCGAGATAGTGAGTTTGATGTTGATGTTACGACTGGATCCAGGTATGCACAAGGTAGGGTTGCAAATGAAGAACGTGCAATGGAACTTTATCAAGCGGGTGTCTACGGCATAGAAGAAGTTGTTAATGCTTTAAATATTTCAGACAAACAAACAGTAATACAAAACTGGTATGTACGTAATCAGCAGATGCCACCACAACAGCAAATAGAACAGACTGAACAGATGCAAGAAGAGTTTGCCATGTTGATTGAACAAGCAATGCAAGAAGGCGTAGGTGGTGGAGCAGAAGAAGCAATTGCACAAATGATTATGGGTAACCCTGGACTACTTGAAACAGAAGAGTTCAAAATGTTACCCCCAGAAATGCAAGAAAGAATTATAACCGTAACAAATATGGTTGGCGGTCAAGGTGAGATGGAAGAAGTTCCGCAATCCAGGGCTTAATGGATAATTTTAAATTGACCGCTAAACTTTAAACAGGAGTAAACAATGCCAAAGTTAAATGGAAAAACATATGCTTACACAAAGAAAGGCAAAGAAGCCTATAAGGAAGCATTAATGAAAAAAAAGAAGCGTAAAGATGCAAAAACGCAAACAAGTAAAGCGGATAAAAGAAGAGATAAACTTCGTGGATATGATTTTGATGAGTATAGAAAAGGTAAAGATGTAAGAAGTATAGATGCTCTTCCAAGAACTGATTACGGAGTCGGATTAGACCAGGATGAAAAACATATAAATAAAAATCGTAGTAAAATGGGTTATTAAGTAAATGCACCAAATATTAGGTATAGTAACCCCTAACGATGCAGAAGATCTGCGGAATATGAGCAAATACAACGCTAATATTTCAGACTTTTCTCATCAAACCATTAAAAAGATAGCAAATGCCTATCAAAAGGAGGTTGATGATCAAGAATTGATACTGTTTAAACCCAGTTATTGGCGTATAGAACATAAATCAAAAGGTCACGAATGGCATTATGATGGCTGTAAAGAGGCTGATGGTAAGCTGGTAGATAACCATATGGCATGGTGCAATATCGGTACATCTATTTTGCTGTCTAAATCAGATGAATATATTGGTGGTGCGTTAAAATTTTTAGTGGATAGTCAAGAAGTCACTGTCCACAATCACTATTTAAGCGGGGTAATGTACTCTGCTGATAAGCATAACAACCCATTAAAGCATAAGGTGGAACGGCATGAAGGTAATCGTGTTGTGTTACTTATGTTTTTCGCAACTAAACCAGTGTCGCAAGACCAACTGAAAGGAAACTAACATGGCTAAAATGCATATAGCGGGTACCACTGAAGTGGATTACACCCCAGAATCAGAACAGATCACTGTAGGAAACTTTTCTACAGATCAAAACCAAAACTTAACAGAAAGCGTAGATAATTCTGATTATGGAAATATTTCTATTCCTGGAGAACTCTTAGGCGAAGAGCCTCAAGAGCAATCCACCCAGGAAGAGATTACAGAACAGGCTGAGACCACAGAGTCTATTGAAACAGCAGAACAAGAAGCTGAACCAGAAGAAGTATCAGAAACGGAACCAGAGCAAACTGAAGCGGTTAGCGAAAAAGAGTCCTCACAGGATGAGGATTATGTCTATGAATTAGACGATGGCTCACGGTATTCGATTGATGATATTGAATCATGGCGTAAAGATTCTTTGAACAGACATGACTGGAGCAAATCCAATACGGAAAAAGCTCAAACCTTATCTGATCAGAGAAGAGCAGTTGAGCCACTGGTACAGCTAATTGATAAGGTAAAGGACAATCAAGACTTCGCTGAAACTATACAGGAAGCCATTGAGGATGAACTTGGTAAAGAAGCGGGGCAATTGTTTGCACAATCCCTACAGATGAATAACCAGGAGCTACCTAATCCCTATCAAGACCAACTGCAAGAAACGCAAGAACAGTTGGCAAATGTACAAGCAGAAGTTGAGTTAGATAAATCGTTAAATGATTTACAGTCAAAATTCTCATTAAGTAGCGAGGAAGTAGACAAAGTGCTTGATTTCGCTGTACAGGAGCAACAGAACACATCCAGACTGTTGACACCCGAAGAAGCATACAAGATTATGAACTTTGAGAAAATGCAGTCTAAGCCTGTTGAGCCTAAACCAAAGCCAAGTGTTCCTGTAAACATAAAGAAGAATGTCGGTATGAAAGGAGATGCAAAACAAAAAGCATCTTCTTATGAAGATATCGATGTTGCTTCCTTTTTTAATAACTAATGAAAAATAGGGAGACATAATAAATGTCTAATATCGTAGTAAGCGGAACAGGATCCGCATCGTTAAGTGCCCTTATTCAGCAGTATTATATGCCAGTTTTGTATGATAACATCTTTAAGAAGTCTCATCCATTACTTGCAATACTGAAGAGTAAGGCAAAGACCTTTAATGGTCGTGAAATCGTAGTGCCAGTAGAATATGCTGATGGCGGTGCAAGTGTGTTTGGAAATAAACATGGACTTGCTAACAGTGGATCAGCAGGATACACTCCTGCTCTTGCTGATATAGCAAAGACTGCATCATTTAATCCAACCATGTTAACTGGTCACTTTTTATTAACCAAAGAAGAAACATTGTTGATGAATAGCCCTCAAGCTATCAAAAACATTGTTGGTGCTAAAGTTGCAAACTTACAAAAAGGTTTGGAAAAGAAAGTTGCTGAGAATTTGTTTTCTACTTCACCAGAAGTGGATGCTTTTAATCCAATTGCTGGTCTTTTAAGTGCAGGAGCAATAAGCTACAATATTTCACCAGCACAAACATCTCATGTTGGTGGTATTGATGCTTCTTCTGATACTTGGTGGAAAACTCCTGTATTAGGTGTGGGAGATTTTTCTGATGCTTCTGGAGAAAATGATAGTCCAGCAAATGGTGCAGACTACGTTGCAGAAAGTGATATGCAAGATCCAAGTAAGAACACATACATTTTACGTGTACTTGCTCGTGGTATTGCAAATGCAAAAGCTCAAACAGGCGAAAGCCCAGATCTGATCGTATGTCCTCAGTACATTTATGATCTTATCGAGTCTGAACTTGGTGAGCATAAACGTGGCAGTCTTGAGTCTGATCGTATGGCTAAGATGGGCTTCGTTGGATTAAGCTATCGTGGTATTGATATTATAGCAGACCAAGATATGGTAACAGCTCAACAGCCAGTAGTATCACCCGCAAACGCTATGACCAATAAAGACGGTAGGATTTATTTTATTAACACAGAGTATACTCATATGTTCTTTAACTCTGGTGCAAAATTCACTGCATCTGATATGATTGAAGATACGCAGAGTAATACATTTGTGCAGAAGGTTCATACTTATGGTAACCTTGTTGTAACAAATCGTAAAGCTCATTGTGTAGTAAAAGATCTTTACTCACCATTGGATTACGCTTAATAGTAAACTAACACATCAGCCCTCATCATTCGGTGGGGGCTGATAACCCTGGAGAAACCATGACCACAGCAACCATGCTAACCGTATTAGGAGATCGCC